CTGCTCAACGAGGCCGCCACCCTCTTCCGCCGCCGCTACTACAGCAACGGCGCGCACGCGGGTTACATCTTCTACACCAACGACCCGAACCTGACCGAGGAGGACGAAGAGTCTCTGCGCGATCAGATCAGCGCGAGCAAGGGCGTGGGCAACTTCCGATCGATGTTCGTGAACATCCCAGGCGGCACCGAGAAGGCGATCCAGATCATCCCGGTCGGTGATTTCCAAGCCAAGGACGAGCTGGAAAAGGTCAAGAACATTACACGCAACGACGTGATCGCTGCCTGGCGAATGAACCCCGCCCTGGCCGGCATCATCCCGGAAAACAGCGGCGGCTTTGGCGACATCGAAAAAATCGATCGCGTCTACACCAGTAACGAGATCCGACCGATCTGCCAGTTATTCAACCAGCTGAATGACACGCTTCGGGAAGACAGACGATTCACCTGGAAGGAACACAAAGAGACAGTGGATTCCACTACATCCAGTGCGTAGCTAAGAGATTACCACTACATATTGTGGCAATATAGTGGCGATTGGCTGCCCTGGGGAGGGACACAATGCGAGTTGAATGCAAGTGCGGACACAAAGGGCGGATCGCTTCCAGAGAGAAGCTGTCCACGGATTTCGCAAAGCTTTATTGCCAGTGCCTGGACGCAAAGTGCGGGCACACATGGGTGGCGAATTTGACGTTTTCACACACGGTGAGCCCATCGGCTCAGTCATTCGAAAGGATGTTGTTCGATCGTTTGAGAGATATGCCCAGGGCAAAGCAGCGGGAGCTGTTTGAGCAGCTTGGGTCGCAGGCAGTGGCATAGGGCGAAAACCGCCGACTCAAAGGTGTCGGCGATCGGTTACATGGGATGGATTGTCAGTTGCTGGCCAGTTCTTCCGGATGGGTAGCTAAGACCTCGGACATCCGGCGGAGATGAACTTGTTCCTGTTCGCTCAGCTGGCGGTACAACCGAATGAGCCGACGCTCAATTTTGGTAAGGCTAAGCCATTCGAACTCGGTGGTACCGACGTTGCCAAGTTCGTTTTTCGTGCGATCCAACATGCTTACTACTCCCTAAAGTGCATTGCTGAATCGACGTTATCGGGGCGGGAACTGGCTTTAGAACGAGGGGGCGACGAATGCCGCACATGCTTTGTTACAAGTTAATTCCGTTGTCGAGCGGCATCGTCGGCCATGGCTTTCAGGAAGCGGCGAATCGCTTCCTGGTCGCCTGGCGTGATGCTTCGGTATTGGGTAACCAAGCGATCTTCGACTTCGGAAAGAGCCTCATTGGGAAGCGTCGTGCGTACTCCATTAACGATAAAAGCCACGTCAAAACCCAGTTGGCTGGCAGCCAGACTCAGGTAAGACGCCGGGGCATCACTGGCGCCGGATTCGTAGTTCCCTTGGGTACGTTTGGAGACGCCAAGTTTTTCGGCAAGCTGATCTTGGGTCAGACCTGCCTGAGTGCGCAGTTGTCGCAGACGGGCGCCGATCTCTTCAGAAAGAGTCAATATTTTTCCACTCGCATATTTACATTGGCAGTTTTTTGCCACATCCTGCGCTCGTCATCACACGAAAACGCAAGGAATTGCACTATGCCCAACACAAGCATCAGCGAGCAAGCCCGCATAAAAGCGCGTGAAGCCTTGGAGAAGCGCGGTCAGACCGCGAAGAACTTTGCAGAACTGCACAACCTGAACCCCAGCACCGTATATGCGGTGCTGAGTGGACAGAGCCATTGTCGCCGTGGGGAGGCACATCGCGCCGCCGTACTTCTTGGCATCAAAGACGGCGTAATCGAACAGTAACGGCACTGAGCCACAGGGAGAAACAGAACATGAAAGGTTCAGTTCTAAAGACTCGTCGGCAAGTAGTCAGTGCAATTATCTGCACCTACTCTGGTGGCCGTGAATGTGCGGCGGCTCGAATCGGTCTGTCACTCAAGAAATTCGATAACCACGCCTATGAGAACAACAACAGCCGCCCGCTGACTGACGCTCAGATCTATCAGCTCGAACTCGAGACCGGAACGACCCACTTACCCGAGTACATCGCCGCTATGTACGGCGGCATGTTTGTACCCGTTGCCGAACCTGAGTCGCTGGACAACGTCGAGATGTACGCACGGTGCGTCCAGGCTGCAGCCAAGAAGGGCACTGTGGATCACCTCATCGCCGAGGCATTGAAAGACGGAATGGTTAGTGAGGCAGAGGCTGAAGCCATCCTTCATGCCGACACGCTGCATCTGGCAGCCAGGCACGCCGAAGTTCTGGCGGTCATCCAACTGCACGCGTCGAAAGCGGGGAAATCCAAATGACTCAGTTGCCTGCAGTACAGGAATATCAGGACGTGCTCAAAGCCGCCGCTCTTGTGTTCCTGGAGCGTCATCATTGCGAGCACCTGAGCGATGATCAGCAGCTGTTCGATCGCGCAGTGCAGCACCTGGTTAGCGACTATGACGTGTTGACTCAAACCGCTGAAAAAATGGTCCATCTAGCCTCCAGCGATATGTCTGCAGTACGCGATCGGCAGCGACTCGACATCGTCAGCAGCACGTCTACACACACCGTCATCATTGACCCTGCCACAGGGAATGCCTGGGCCGTTCCGGTCAGCCTGATCTACGAACGCATCCTCAACGCACCGGACAACGGTCGTTTCCGCGTAGCCGCACCGTAATACCCAACCAATAACCCGCCTGCCCCACCCCCGTGGGTTTGGGTGAGCTGCGCCCGAAATTGAGGTTTGACGATGGAAAACGCCATGAACATCAACGCAAAACTGACGCCGGACCAGGCTCAAGCGCTCTTGGCCAACCTGCGCGAGCAATACCGTCTCAGCCTCAATGACCTTTGGTACGCAGACCAATACCGCCTGATTCCCGATGGCCTGCGCCACGGATCGATTCTCGCCAACAGCCCTGTGATGGCTGCTCAGAAACATCTGATTGGCGCCCTCACCCAAAGCCTCGGCCTCAGCCTTAAAGCAGTGAAATAATTATGAGAGACGATCTCCGTCACGACGTGCTGCAGCGCCTCCAGTCCGACTACGGTTTGAAACACCGTACCGGCACGGACTACATGCGCGGTGGCACCTGCCCTAAATGCAGGAAGAAAGAGCTGTACTCACGATTCGATACGCCGTGGATGATTATCTGCGGTCGACCGGAAAAGTGCGGACATACGCTGCATGTAAAAGAGATCTACGACGACCTGTTTGAGGACTGGAGCAAACGCGCACCAGCAACCGATCAGCACCCTACCGCCACAGCACGCGCATACCTAGAGTTTGCTCGGGGCTTTCGGCTTGAGCTGATTCAAGGTTGGTTCACCCAGGAAACGTTTTACTCAGCCGAATTTAACGCCGGCAGCGCCACTGTGCGCTTCGCCTTGAAAAAGGGTGGTTGGTGGGAACGCCTGATTGATCAACCACACCGCTTCGGGAAAATGAAGGCCAGGTTTAAACCTGGGGAAAGTTATCGTGGCGTCTGGTGGTGCCCACCGTGCGTTGACCTACTCGAGGTCAAAGAAATCTGGATTGTGGAAGGCATCTTTGACGCGATCGCGCTGGTGCACAACGATCGCGCCGCTGTGTCTGCCATGTCATCGAACGCATTCCCTGAGGAATCCCTGCGGGCACTTGCGCGCAATCGAGAGGGCAATCTCCCCAAGCTGGTTTGGGCCCTTGATAACGAGCCTGGGGCTCACGTTTATACCAAGCGTTGGGTGCGACAGGCACGTGCGTTGGGCTTCGTCTGCGAAGCCGCACAGATCCCGCTCCGTGACGGCCGAAAGACTGACTGGAACGACCTGCACCAACGCTGGGGATTCATCGACGACGAAAACCAGCGAGCAGATCAGATTGCGGCTGATCTCAAGCAAGCACGCCACCAGGGCGCATTACTGCTGGCTGATAGCGCGGCCGAAAAGGCGCTGCTGATGTATGACTGGAACAAACGCGGCGAGTTTCACCTTGGCTTCGGCAGCCGTCTCTACTGGTTCAAGCTGGACATGGAGAAGTTCAACCGGGCGATGCAGGACATCGAAGACAGTGAGAATCACGACGACCAACTGCTCAACCAGGCGCAGCAGCGCGAAAAGGCGCTGCAGCAGTCCGGCAGTGTTGTGGAGATTGCCAACTGCTACCCGCAAGCCTTGTATTTCCAGCGCAACGAGGTAACGGACGAGTCTTGGTACTACCTGCGCGTGGACTTCCCCCACGACTCCGAAAGCGTGAAAAACACCTTCACCAGCGGCCAACTGTCGGCCGCGAGCGAATTCAAAAAGCGGCTGCTCGGCATGGCGGCAGGCGCGATGTTCACCGGCAGTGGCCAGCAGCTCGACAAGCTCATGAAGGA